AGGATATTGCTGCTGGTTGGTATTGTACCGAAGATGGTCGTACTACATCGGTTGCTCACTGGTTGGAAGAAGATGACTTCAAGACCAACGGTGGAGTCATGAACCATGAAATGGTTGATGGCATTCAGAAACGTAAGAAACCCTTTACTGTTGACTATACTGGTTTCGGTTGGGTTCTTATTAAGAAAGGTGTATTCGAGCACCCAGAGATGAAGTACCCTTGGTTTGCTCCGCAGATGCAGGTCTTTGATTCTGGTGAGGTTCAAGATATGTGTGGCGAAGACGTTTCTTTCTGCCTTGATGCTATTAAGGCAGGTTTTGAGATTTGGTGTGACCCCACTATCCGTGTTGGACATGAGAAGACCCGTGTAATCTAATATAGTACAGAGTTCTGTACTCACAGATACATGGAACGATACGACATATACTGTCAGGGGAGTAAAATCCACGCCTCTATTACAGAAGAGGAAATGTTAGATATTACTCAAGAACTGGCAGACCAGTTCTACTCTGACGGTACACCACATCCCGAGGATGTTATAGTAGAATACTTAGGACTTGAAATCGAGTAATTATGGCAGTCAAGAAATCATCGAATGGTGTGGACTTAATTGAGTCTAAACCTAAGAAAACCCGTCAAGGAAATTCTCAGTATACTAAACTGGCAGCAACTTCCCGTAACAGTAAAAAGAAAGCATATCGCGGTCAAGGTAAATGAATACAGGAGGGGGTCTTCACAGACCCCCTTTTTTTGTCTCTAAATAGCACTAAATACACGAAGATTGTATAAGTGCCTCTTCAAAGGATTTCAAGGGGTTTTAAGGACATCTCGCTGTCTTTTAAACGCCACCCAGTTACAAATGACCTGCTTCCGCTGAAAGATGCGGACGCTATCAAGCGTGCTGTACAAAATCTGGTACGAACTAACCTAGGAGAAGTATTTTTTAACGATCTACTTGGCACTAGAATTACTGATTCCTTATTTGAATTGGCGACAGACGATCTGGTCCTGCCAATCCAAACTGAAATTGAGACTGTAATTACAAACTTTGAACCTAGAGTAAGTCTAACTGAGGTTATTGTTAACTCTCAACCCGATGAGAACTCTCTAGAAGTTGAGATTAAATACGCTATAGTTGGTTTATCAACGCCTCCTCAGACTGTCACTTTCATTCTAGAACCAACTAGACTCTAATATGGCATTAACTCAGTTTACCAATTTAAACTTTGAGGATATCAAGTCCTCAATTAAAGACTATCTGAGGGAGAACTCTAACTTCTCCGACTTTGACTTCGAAGGTTCTAACCTTTCGGTCATCATTAACCTGCTTGCTTATAACTCATATATCACTGCCTACAACACAAACATGGTGGTGAATGAATCGTTCATCGATTCAGCGACGTTAAGAGAAAATATCGTCTCACTTGCGCGTAACATCGGATACGTTCCTCGTTCTAAACGCGCAGCAGTGGCACAAATCGACTATCAGGTCTCTGGTATTGCCACATCAAACGCAACAGTGACGTTTGAACCAGGTTTGATCGCAAACTCGATCGTATCTGATAAGAATTTTCTATTCTCTATCCCAGAAAAATACGTATCTTCTGTAGATAATGGTGTAACTGAAGGAACTTTGACCATTTATCAGGGTCAATACCTAGAAAAGAACTGGACTGTTAATACTTCCCAACCAAATGCCCGCTATATTCTTCCAAATAGCGACATTGACACCTCAACTCTGCGCGTAAAAATCAAAGAAGACAGTTCTTCTACGACTTCTACCGAGTATAGACTTGTCGATAATATTATTGGCGTCACTTCTACGTCAAATATCTACCTAATCCAAGAAACAACCGACGAAAAATACGAAATTTTGTTCGGTGACAGTATTTTCGGTAAGAAATTGGAGTCTGGTAACATCATTGAGGCGTCTTATATCAAGACTGAAGGTAAAGAAGCGAACGGAGCATCGTTTTTTAACTTTGTCGGAACGATTAGTGACGAAAACGGCGCGAATATTTCGTCATTTTCTCCAAATATCTTCTCAAGGGTGCCTGCTGCTAACGGTGACGACATAGAAACCGTACAATCAATCAGAAATTATGCTCCAAGACGCTATGCTGCCCAAAACAGAGCAGTAACAGCGTCTGACTATGAAGCAATTTTGCCTTCTATCTACCCAAATATCGAATCTGTCAGTGCTTATGGTGGTGAGGACCTAAATCCTCCGCAATATGGTCGCGTTTTTATCGCTGCCAAACCAAGAAACGGTGCTTTCCTCGCAGAATCAACTAAAAAGCAACTTTTACAGTCTCTGAAGAGTTATTCTGTCGCCGGAATTGTTCCAAGTTTCGTAAATCTTAAGTATCTGTACGTTGAGGTTGATAGTTACGTCTATTATAACCCCAATTTTACGGGTGATCCTAATAATCTGAAAGCAGATGTCACTTCTGCGATTACTCAGTACGCTAGAAGCGGTGAATTAAACAAATTTGGTGGTAGATTTAAGTATTCTAACTTCACATCTCTAGTAGATGGTGTGGATACCTCTATCACATCAAATATCACGACTGTAAGAATTCGCAGAAACCTATCTGCCTTCATAAATCAGTTCACTCAGTATGAACTTTGTTTTGATAATGAATTCTTCCGTGGTAACGACGAGTATAACGTAAAATCTACAGGATTTAACGTTTCTAGTATCGAAGGTACAGTCTACCTTGCTGACAAAGTTATAGAAGGTTCTGATATTGGAAATCTATTCCTATTCAGACTCAATACTGACTCTGAACCTGAAATTGTTTCCACTAAATTTGGAACAGTCAATTATGAGACCGGTGAAGTACTTATAGATACTGTGAATATAACGTCAACGGTCCAACCTGACAATATTATTGAGATTCAGGCAATCCCAATGTCGAACGACGTTTTGGCACGTAAGGAACTGTATCTACAACTCGACGTTTCTAAGAGTAACTTCTTCATGAGGCAAGATGGCATCTCTTCAGGTGCTAATACCTCTGGAACTCGTTATCAACCACAATCTAGCTACCAAAACGGTAAGAAAACCAGATAACAGATGATCGAGACCTCCCTATCCCGTGTAAAAATCCACGAGGTTGTCCAAAGTCAGATACCTGAGTATATTGACTTTGAGAATCCTCTGTTTGGAGAATTTCTAAAGCAGTATTATTACTCCCAGGAATTCCAGGGTGGTCCGGTTGATATTGCCGAAAATTTAACAGAATATAAATCCTTAGACTTTCTTAACAAGGAGACTCTTACTGGGTTTACCTCGCTAACAAGTTATATTAATGGTGTAGACACCACCATTTACGTAGACTCTACAGAAGGGTTCCCTAATCAGTGGGGTCTATTTAAAATCAATGATGAGATCATTACCTACACTGGTATTGGGTCTACATCATTCACTGGGTGTGTTCGTGGTTTTAGTGGTATCGAGAAAAATGCCAAAACCAACGAACCAGAGCATCTAACCTTCACCATCAGTGGTGTTGGCACTCATGGTGCCGAATCTAGAGTAACAAATCTCAGCAACGTCTTCCTAAACCAGTTTCTGAAGAAACTGAAGACGCAAATTCTACCTGGGTTCCAAGAAAGGTTCCTAAACGGCAATCTAGACCAGTCTAACTTTATTAGACAGGCAAAAGACTTCTATAAGTCGAAGGGTACCGAAGAAGCATTTAAGATTCTCTTTGGTGCGCTATATGATAAGAAGGTTGAGATGGTTCAACCTCAAGAGTTTCTCTTCAGACCATCTGATGCTGACTTTGTAGTCAACGATGTTGTCGTTTGTGAGGTAATCAGCGGAGACCCCACTAAGATCGTCTCACAGACGCTTACACAGGGCAATGCGGGTGCTTCTATCTACGATGTAGAATCCATCATACTGAATAATCGCACATATTACAAAATTAGACTTTCTACCGATACTTTGGTGGGTAAGTTTGTTCCAACCAATAGAACTTACGCCACAAAGGGTATTGGTATCGGCGCGACAGTTCTCTACGTCGATTCTACAGTAGGATATGCCAAATCGGCATCTCTTGCTTACGATAATAAAACTGTAGAGTACACTGATAAAACTCTTACTGAATTTTTAAACGTTACCGGTGTAACAGCAGCGATCGGTATTGGTCAAACTCTAAACCAAGGAAATGTTGCGGTTTCTTATGAAGATGGGGACACTAACACTCCCGTAAAACTCCGTGTACTTAATTCTGTAACTGCCTTTGACGGATCTGGCGTAATTCAGGATTCTGGTACTCAAATTAAGATTAAGACTCTTGGCAAAAAGCAAGAAGACCTAAAATTCCATTCTTGGATTCAAAATAGTGCTGTCAAGCATACTATTAGTACTTTTGCTCTCATTGGACCCAATAGTTACAGAATTTCTCTACTTGACGAGTCTTTCTATAATAGCGCCGATTTAATCGACGTTGTTGATGTAGATGGTAACGTTTTAGATGGTTCCATAACAAATATTATCGGTCTTAGGACTTTGGACATTAATTGTCCGACTCTAACTCCTGGTGCCACATACTTTATCCGTACCAAACTAAGAATAAACAAAGAATTTGTAGCAAACGTTCAGAATACGTATTCTGGCGATTCTTCGATTTTTGTAGCATCTAACAGTTTGCCACATTACGATATTGACCCACAAAAGCGTGTCAGATCGTTTACTGTTACCGGAGATACCATTGCAGTCCCCGATCACAACTACGTCAGTGGTGAGATCGTAATTTTCACTGGAAGTGCTGTTGGTCTTAATGCTGATCAACCATATTACGTCAAACGTGTTAATGGTAACCAGTTTAAACTTGCTCTGAGCGCCGAGAATGCTCGTAGGGATCAAGTCATCACAATTGACGGTTCTGGGTCTCTGACGCCCTTCCAGGTTGGTCTCAAAGACATTGGAGCACAGCAGTTGCTTCGCAAGTTTGATAATCCAACCCTAGGCAACAAAAAAGATGTTGTAGAACCTGGTGGCGTAGGTTTGTTCCTTAATGGTGTTGAGATACAATCCTCCAAGTCATCTGATCGTGTATATTACGGTTCTATCAATAATATTTCAGTTCTAAACACTGGTGCCGGATATGATGTCATCAATCCTCCTAGATTGTCCGTACAGCAGTCTGGACACACTGGAGCGGGTTCTTCTGTCGTAGCACAGATTGCTGGACCAATTGTAGAGTTCCTAGTTGATACAGAAGGTCTAGACTACACGTCCAAACCCGATGTCAAGATCACTGGCGGTAATGGTCAGTGTACTGCTGATGCGAAGATGAAGTCTGTCTCGCATGAAGTGGAGTTTGACAGTTCTACTGTAGGTGGTATTGTAAACACATCAACTAACAAATTTGTATTTAAAACTGCTCATGGATTTAAGTCTGGTGAAGAAGTCATCTATTCCACGGATGGTACAACTACGATTGGTATCGGAACTACTCCCGGCAATCTTGTCAACCAATCAACTTATCGTGTCGTTAAGAATGATGACTATACAATATCCCTGGCGAGAACACAGGGAGAAGCAGTGTTGGGTGTTGGGATTATTCCTCTCACCTCGTCTGGTGCTGGAATCCACAAGTTTAGTACTAAGATCCCCAGACTTAAGGTAGATAAAGTCAACGTTATCTCAAGTACAGACTTCTTTAACAGAGAAGTTACTATTCAAGAGACTAACGAGTTTGTTGATGTAATCACTGCTAAGAATCACAGATACTCTTCTGGCGACAAAGTTCGTTTTACTGGCACTGTTGCTGGACTGACAAGTGGCGACGATTATTATGTTATCAAAATCAATGAAGATCAGTTTAGAGTTTCTATCTCTACATCATTAACCTCATTTGTCAATCTAACGACCAGTTCTGGTACAGGTTCGTTTAACTATCCATCAATCGTTGTAGAAATCAAAGGTCAGCAAGGTATTAGCACTTCTGACGCTACAGCAACTCCTATCATAAGAGGTGTAGTTGACGGAATCAACATAGTAACGTCTGGTGCTGACTTTGGTTCTCTTGTAATCAACGATAACTTTAAACCTGATGTCCGTGTTATTACTGGATCTCAGGCATCACTAGTCCCTGTTGTCATCAACGGTCAGATTGATTCTGTATCAGTCAAAGCTGGTGGTAAGGACTTCTTTAGTGTGCCTGACATTATCATTACTGGTGACGGTACTGGCGCTAGACTAAAGGCAAGAATTAGCGGTGGCAAGATTGTAGGTATCGATGTAATCAATAAAGGTATCAACTATACCCGCACCGGCACTACTATTGCCGCCAAAACTCCTGGTGAAGGACTTATCAGTAGCGCCAATCTGAAAGAGTGGACAATCAACAATGTCCACAGATACGCCAAATTTGGTGATGTTGCGGATGATGATGGTTACTATGGCAACCTGAAGGTAGAGAAAAATAATCTTCCATACATCAATTACTATGCTTCGCGCAAACTACGGGAATATTTGGGTGATGATGGTGTAGAGCATTCACCAATTCTTGGTTATGCGTATGATGGTAATCCAATCTATGGTCCATATGCGCTGGTAGACAATGTACTCAAGTATCTTGAGTCAAGTTATGACGCCGTTGGCGGATCTAGACCAGATGGTCCACCAGTTGCCGACTACGATAAGGGTTTATTTGTAGAAGACTTTGCATATCAGGAAGGTCTAGGTGATCTAGACGAGCATAATGGACGCTTTGCCGCAACACCAGAATATCCAAATGGTGTCTATGCGTACTATGTTACAGAGTCTAGCACTGTAGTAACAAACTCTAACAGTCCTTTTGCTAACCGCAGAGAACCATTGTTCCCATATGTTGTGGGCAACTCCTTCCATGCGGAAGTACAGGACTATAATCTACAGTTTACCTCCACTCAAGACAAACTACCTACTGGTCTTGTAAGAAACACCAAGAAGCAGAATATTCGTGAGTATGAGTTTGTCAATGATAACGCAAAGGGAAAATTCACCCCTTGTGTCATCGAGTCAACTTCTAAGGGTTCTGTTAAGAGTGTTAGTGTCCTAGAATCTGGTAAGAACTACAATGTAGGTGACACACTTGCGTTTAACAGTACAGGAACAGGTGGATTCGGTGCTCTTGGTAGAGTAACCGATGTTGTGGGTGCTGCTGTCACAGTAATCACATCTACCATCGAAACTAATGAGAGGGTAGAACTATTTGCTGAGGGTAATACAGTAACAGGTATTGTTACCGTCGGTATTCATAGTTATGTCCCAGGTATCCCACTTAAGGTTTCTGGCATTTCTAGCAGCATTTATAGTGAACTAGAGGGGACCTATATCATTGATGTACCATTTGTTAGAAGTGGTCTCGGCACATCTCTGTTGGCAACCGGTCTAACCACAAATATTAGATTAACTGAGAACGTTGCTAAGTTCCAGGAGAATGATATTCTCCAGGTTGGTGATGAGCAAATGAAGGTTCTCATCGTTGATGTTGTCAACCAGAAAATCAAACTTGCCCGTGCTCAAAACAACACGGTTGGTGCTGCTCATACAAACCGCTCTGAGATCAAGCGTCTTGAGAAAATATTCACTTATAAAACCAAAAACCCAGTCAGCGTAGATACTCCTAAAAATATTGCTGAGTATTTTGATCCTGAGAACAGTATTGGTGTTGGTTTGACTGCTGGTGTCGGTATTGGCACAACGGTTTCTTTCATTAGTTCTGGGAACAGCAGTGTTAGTATCAATATACCAACAAAGGCAATTCGTATTCCAAATCACCGTTTTGTTCATGGTGATAAGGTTACGTATACTCCTAGTGGCGGTTCTTTCCTCCTATACTCCTTTGATGGTGCTAATACACATTTCCTACCAACAAACAACTTGTTTGTACAGAAAATTAGCAAAGATCTGATTGGTATTGTTACACAGGCATCTCAGATTGCTAATGTATACGATCGCGTTTATTTTAACGGCACAATCGGTATTGGTGACACCCATTCTTTCAGAACACAAAGACCTGTTGCTACAGCGAACATTACCAAGTTTGAGACGGTTGTTTCTACAGCATCCACTCACAAACTAGAAATAGGTGATGTAATCGACCTAACATTGGTCTCTGCTGCCAGCAGCACACTTAACATGGAATATGATGCTGCAACCAAGTTGGTCAGTATCGGTTCTTCTGCAAACCCACCAGTTTTTGTCACTATCGGTGATAAGTTGGTATTTGATACATCAGACCTTGATCTAACAGATACTGAGATCCGATTCTACGAAGATCCTAATTTTGTTAAGCGTTTTGTTGGAACTGGATCTTCTACGATCGAGATTGTCAATAATCTAGTTGCTGGAATCACATCTGCCAAAACTACGGTACATTTTACCGAGCAGATGCCTTCTGTTCTGTATTATAAGTTTGTCTCGCTAAACGCGAACAAGCAAGTCGAGGTCAACACCGATGTAAAAGACTTTGGTAAGATCATTGTCAATCCAAGTGCTTTCTCTGGTAGACATTCTATTTCTACTGCAACAGCGCAGGAATTCCGTTATGTAACTCCTGGTGCTCCAGAAAGAGTTGGATATACTTCCGAGTCTGTTATTCAGTACACCACTAAATCTAATAACGTTACAGGTGGCGTCCACAGGGTCCTAGTAGAAGAGGGCGGTAGAAACTATAGGACTTTACCTAAAGTTGCTGTAGCGTCCACTACAGGGTCTTCTGCGGTCCTTTCCGTACAGTCTGACAGTATTGGCAATATTACTAAGACTAGAATCCTAGAATTTGGTTATGACTTCCCATCAGATGAGACTCTGAGACCAGAGGCATCTGTACCTGATGTTATTACTCTACGTGACAACTTTAGTCTTGAGAGCATCGGAATAACATCTACAGGATCTAATTACCTAACTGCTCCTAATCTGATTGTATACAATGAGACTATTGACAAAATTAACGACAGTGTAAATCTTATTACCACACTGAAGGGAACCAGTGTCAATGATGTCCATATTGTATCTGGTGGCGGTAATCTAACCAGTTTTGACAATCGTATCCTGGCAGTTAACAACACTAACGGTGTTGGCATCATTACTGCCACATATTCGGATCCTACGGTCACTCTAAGACTACAAACACCGTCTACAGGATTTACGACAGCGATTCCACTACCATTCGCTGTTGGTGATGAAGTATTTGTAGAAAACCTCGGTGTTACTACCGGCAATGGTTACAACTCTGCTGACCACAAATATAAGTTCTTCAGTGTTACTGGTGTTAACACAAACCCAGGTCTAGTCAACCAGGCAACCATTACTTTCGAAGTTGAGAAGGAACCAGGTCTTCATGACGGTTTGGAATTTGGTATTGTTACTAAAAAGCAAAATGTTGCTCAGTTTGAGGCAACTCTAACAGAAGGCGTCTTCTTTGCTGGTGAAGAAGTTTACACTGAAAGTACCACTACAAACATTGTTGCTGGTAAGAATAGTTCTACAAATATTATTAGAGTTGAGTCAATTGTAGGGATCAACACTGGTGACAAGATTACTGGTAAGGAATCTGGTGCTTCGGGTGTTGTCAATAACCTTGTAGAAAACTCTGGACAGTTTACCGTTAATGCTGCTCTTGAGAAGCAGTATGGATGGGAGAAAGATACTGGTAAACCAAATGAGTTCCTACAGAGAGTACAAGATAACGATTATTATCAGCGTTTTGCTTATTCTCTAAGATCAGAAGTTGGTATAAGCAGTTGGAGTGAACCAGTTGACTCACTGGCACACATTGCTGGATTTAAGAAGCACAGTGATCTCCAAGTTGCTTCCACATCTTCTGTAAACATCGGTGTTGGTATTACCGTAGCAGAACAGGAAGCATCTTCAATTATCATCATTGACAATGAAGTAGATGTAAACTGCAAGTATGATTGGGACGCTGTTAGAGAACTAACGAGTGCCGACCAATCCAAGTCCGACAAGATTATATTCAGGGGAAATCAGTTCGGTGAGGCATTAATCTGCAACACCAACAGGGTTCTTGAGATTGATGACATCAGTCCTCAGTTCTACTCTGACCCAGACTTGAATAAGTCAGTACAACTAGATGTCTTTGAGGCATCTAATGTAAATGCCGTTAAGTATCACGCACAAATTGTTCTTGATGCTACTGCGGGTGTTTTGGTCAACGAAACTCAGTACTGTGAGTTTATTGTAAGTCATAATGGAAAGGTATCACTTATCTCTCAGTATGCTGATCTGTCAGACTCCTTCGACCTTGGTGATTTTACCGCAGATCTAACTAATGGTACTATAACAGTCTCATTCAATCCATATAACCCAACATTCATCTACGACATTACCTTCTACAAAGAGGTAATGGAGGAAGGTGTTGGTACAGGAACAACTTCTTATAAGAATATTGAGAAAACTGGTGTTTCTTCTTATTGTACAACTGCTACACCGCAGGTTATCCAAGCATGGAACGCCAGCGACTTCCGTTCTGGACACGTTCTTGTTTCTGTAGCATCGACAGATGAGAAAGAGGTCCTAGAGGCATCTTTCGTAGGTGTCGGAACCACCATGTTCTACAATGAGTATAACAAGTTTAAGGAGGATATGGATCTTGGAACTTTTGAGATGGATATTACCGCTTCTCAAGAAATCCAAGTTAAGTTCACACCTACCGCTGGACTCGGTGTTACTGTATCGACTTTAGCGACTAAAGTTGGTATTGCCACCACTGTAGGAAGTATCGAAGGTTTGTTTGCGATTGGTGACTCTGCTTTGTCAGCAACTAGAACAGCAATCTCAAGCGACTCTTCTGCAACTCCAGGTGCTGTCACCATTTCGGATACGACTTATAACAACTATACTACCGTAAAATACTACGTTGAGATCAACAACATTACCAACAATGAATACTCTATCTTCCAGGTAGCAGCAAACTTGTATCAAGGTGATGCTAACTACAATAAGTTTGGTAATGTATCTACTGGAGCGACTGAAAGGCGTGACATTATCAATACAGCAGTAGCGATTAGTGCTCCTAATGTGTATCTACAATTTACTCCTAAGCAGAATACTGCTTATGAAGTGAGAGTGCATGAAGTTCGCATTGACAAACCTGATGATGTTAATGATGATACTCTCATCAACCTGTCCTAAATAGCAGAAAACTGGAATAGATGTCATTTCAGATTGGTTCTATCAATAAAAAGTTTAACGCTGAATCGGACTCCTTTAGGCGTTCTTTCAAGTTAACTCATAAGGATGACCCAATCTTCCACAAAGAGTTTGATGGGTCTAGCACCACCGACGTTCTAGTTGGTGGTGATACCTTTGTTGTCAATAATCACTTCTTTGTAACTGGTGAGCAACTACAATATACATCGGATGTTACCCCGATTGCTATTGATAGTTCTAGTCCTGGGGTCGGTGGTGGTACCACACTACCACAAACAGTATTTGCAGTAAAAACGGCAGAAAATAAATTTCAAGTAGCAGCAACGAAAGCACTTGCTCTGACCGGAGGTATCATTAATCTAACTGCGGTTGGATCAGGAACCACACACAGTTTTACAGCGAGAAAGCAAAATACTAAGTGTATCATTGCTCTAGACAATATTATCCAGTCTCCAGTTTATGAAAGAGTTGGTGCTGGAACTACTCTAGACCAAATTCTAAACAGAGTTATCTCTTTACATGATGTTGGCACGTTTAGAGCATATGATCTTCTAAAGATTGATGATGAGATCATGCGTATCCAAGTTGTTGGATACAATGGAAGTGCCAATGATGTATTTGTTGACAGAGCATGGTTGGGTACTGAGCAAAATGTTCATGTCGTAGGTTCTGAGGTCAAATTCTTACAGGGTGACTATAACATTATTGACGATACCGTCACTTTTGTAGATACTCCTTTTGGTGGGATTAGAGAAGACCTAAGATTTTCTGATTCTGAAGTTAATGTTACTACCGATAGTTTTAGTGGTATTAGCGACTTCCTCCAAACAGGATCTCAAGTAAAACTTAGATCTATTAACCCACCAGAACCACTACAGGGTAATAGAGATTATTTCATCATTAAGAACGCAATAAACAACTTCAGTTTTGCGGATACAAAAGGTGATGCTCTAACTGGCGTTGGTATTACCTTGACCAGTGCTGGTATTGGCACACATAGAGTTGTCTTTGTTGATACTGCTAATGGCAGTTCTTTCCAAGGCAGATCATTCATCAGAAGTGACTACACTGGAAATATTATCATTGACGACGTTGCTCAGAACTTTACTGGCATCGCAAAGACATTTACAATCCGCCAGAACGGAACTGATATCACTGGAATCACCACTGATAATGGTGCTATTCTAATAAACAATATTTTCCAAAAACCAGAAATCGATTACAACTTTATCGGTGGTTCTGCTACTGGTATTACATCTGTCGCTTTTACAGGGAACGCAACAAACACTGTAAGTTTATCAGATGTAAACGCTAATAAACTGCCAAGAAAGGGTCAAATCGTTTCTGTTG